GCAACCGCGGACGTATCACGCCTAACAGATCGAAAGGTCCGATCCGGCCCCATGCTAATTTTGTAAAGTGCCGATCCTCGGCGGGGCTAAGTTTGAAACTATAACGCCGAACGAAACTATAATCAGTCGCTTGGCGGCGTCGGTCTCTTAGTCAGTTGCCGTTGTATCTCCAACCATAGCCAAACCGCATACACCAGTGCGACGCCCGCCGCCATGCCGGCCAGGAACACGGACGCCATAACGAACATCATCACGCCATGACCCATCGTTCACGAATAAGCTGCGCCGCCCTAATCAGCTCATTCAGCATGATCGCCATATCAGGATCGTTGAATATGACGGCCCCTTGCTCCTTCATATCCAGCGACCGCAGCAACACGGCCAGCGTTTCAACCGCCCCCGCCAGTACCACCAGGTCAAGCTCATGTTGCTTGCCCGCCATCAATACAGTGCCCCCGCCCCTGTCAGATGATGCGTCACCATGCCGGCGGTTCCGCCGGCCGCTCCCCCGAGCATCGCCCCGATAAATTCCTCCGCCCCGAGGCCCGTTGCCATGCGCCCGACAAGCAAGCCCACGGCAGTCCCGGCGATCACGGCGGCGATGAAGCCTAACAGCTCGCGTGTCACAACGTCACACGTCTCGGCGATTGCGTCAGCTCCAACCGATGAAACCGATGCCGCCCTATCGTAATGACCGGGTTCCTATCCGCCGCCCATGTGGGCCGCATGTGGGTTGCATGGAAATGATCGCTGGTAATCGTCGGATCGTCGCCCTCGCCCGCCAGCGCGGCCCCGGCGGCCCGTAAAGCCTCGGTGAACTGCCGGTCCCGTTCGTCAACCCACAGCAACGGCCGGCGGTTCGGATCGTTCTCATTCCAGCAAGAGAATTGACGCGGCAACAAGCAAACATCGGCGACGTTCCGCCCCCACCAGCGCGGGTTCAAGGCGCGGTTGCGGATGACCCAACAAACGGCGAGCATCCCAATATAACCCTCGCCCCTCGCCTCGCCCCATGCCGTGCGAGCCATAATTTCCTGCGCCCAATCGGCCATGTGTTACAGCGTCCTACATCCAGCGGTGCGGTTCGTGCCGTTCGGGCTTGTTCGGAACCCGCTCAACGGCGGCGTTGGCGATGCGGATCGCCGAGGCATCGCTTTCGCCCCGCCGTTTCGCCCCGTTCGCCACATGCGCCCACATTGCCCGTAAACGGGGCGTAGTCGCCTTGTGCGTATGCGCCGTTGCATCATCCTCGGTCCAAGGCATGGCGGCCTTCTATCCCTGTTTCCGGCCCGGGAATGGCATGGTTACGGAGACGCTTGCTCACGATCCTGTCCTGCGCCGATGCCCCGGCCCCCTTAGATCAGGTGCCTTGCTATCGGCGGCCCGGGACAACCAAACGCTGTTCACCGGCCCCCCGGCGATCGTTCCCGGGATGCCGGTTGCCATGTGTTGCGGATCGCCCAACGCTGTCAGGAAACCGGGATCGGCCCGGGGCAGGATCGGGGCCTGGTCGCGATCCCATATCGGCAAGGTTCCGTCGATCGGCACGGCGATCGTTGTGCCGATCCCGGTATCAACCGCCCAACCGTTCGCGACGGCCGGTGCGCCTGGTGCCAGGACAACGGACGGCGGCGAGCTAGTGCCACTCATTTTATTTGGTGCTCCGTCATCGAGTGCACAGTCACGGCCCGCCCCGAACTGTCGTTGATCGCCCGGGGTTCGCCCCCGAACCATCGGCCTTCCGAGGCGGCCGAGGCCGAGGGTTGCTGCGTCAATTCGCCCGCCGCCCGGCCGAGCTGTGCGAGGTGCGGATCGGCCGGGCGTCGGGCTTCCTGCGGATGATCTGCCGGCGTGAGTTCGCCCGGTTGGGGTTCGCCCGGTTGCTCCGCCGGTTGCTCATGCGGCTCGCCGGCCGGCGCATCAAGCGGCTTGTCGGGTTCCTCTGGTTGATCGCTCATGGTTTTGGCTTCCGTTTCGTGACGATGACGGTGATGCAAGTGCGGCCGTCTCATGTGACAGGTATCCCTAGCAATGTCTGCAAGCTTTGCCGTGCTGCCGTGTTGAGCTGCACCGTGCCGTTGATCGCTAAGGCCGCTCCGACACCAGTCTGTTCGATGGTGCAAGTCGTGGTGCTGTCGGGCCGCGTCATCAATACCGAACCGTCGCCGTTGATCACGAAACGATCGTTGCCGGCGAACAGCGAACCTTGTTGCACCCGAACCGCGTAACCGTAATTCGCGGCGATGAAAACTCCGGTGCTGGTGCCTTGGTTGGAAACGATCAACCCGTAAGTTTCCGAGGCCGTCGAATTGTTGACGATCGTTAGTCCAACCCCATTGGTGCCGGAACCGATCGGCACCAATGCTCCGCCCTGGATCGGCAGGAAAGCCCCCTGTTGCCCGATCCATTGCGAACCGTTCCAGACAAAGGTTGCCCCCGAATTGGTATCGAACCACGCCATCCCGTCATAAGGCGACGGGGGCGGGTTCGGCCCGGAGAACACGACGCCGGTTGCCGGTCCCCATGCACTCCCGGTCCAATAGCTCAACACTTGCGTTTGCGTGTTGAACCACAGCGTATAAACCGCCGGATCAGGCGCAGTCGGGCCTACCCAGACCTCCGGCGTCGGCGGCGGTGCCGGAAGCCCGCCGCCCGATTGCCATTGGCTGCCATCCCAAACCTGAAGCCCGTTCGAGGAACTGTCATACCAAAGCACATACTGCGTTGGATCGGGAGCGGACGGCCCGACATAGACCGGCAGCGTTGCGGGGCCGCCCCCGCCATCGAGGTTATCGGCCGTCAACGTTCCCGGGAAACAGGCATGGGCGATCCCCTGCACATCGGTCCAGTAGGTCCAGCGTTGCGCCGGCTGATCCGGTATCGCGGTTGGCGGCCACACGCCGGCAAGCGGCGGCCCGCCTGGCGTCAGGTTCGGTTGCGGACACGCAGCGGTGCCGCCATGCGGCGGCGATGTTCCCTGCCGCCATGCGTTGCGGGCCGGCGGCGAATAATGACCGGGCCGCGTCCAGTTCGAGGGGATTCCATCAGGCATGTCACGTTGCCTTGGTATATTGGATGGTGACAATAAGCGTCTGTCCGTGCATTTGAGTTGCGTTATAGGGAAATTGCAGATCATTAGACGTAATTAGCAAAGTGCCGGACATGACCGTGTTCGCAAGCGTTGATTGTCCCATCCAAATATTAGGAATTGTATTCATTCCTCCAGAATCAAACGATCCGACAAGCACCAGTGCGCCGATAATGACTGCGGCATTTGCGCCGGTTGTCACTTGCAGGTAACCGCTATTGTCCAAAGTTTCGACAATGGTTTTCTGATACACCGGCTTGCCGTCAATCCAGTGATTACCGGTTGCTTGTTCCTCGGTCGAATAGTCGATCATGGCGGATGATCCTCCGTTGCCGCCATTGCCCGGTTCCGTTGCCGGCGATGCCGCCGCGTTGCCGGCGAGAATGACCGGTTGTCCGGTTGCCGGATCGAACCATGCGCCGCCTGGCCCGAGCTGCGGCGGTGCGATGCGATCGGGGGGGATCGCGGTTCCGTAACCGCTGTTCATAGCGTCACCGGACAAATCAAAGTCGGATCGATTTGAGCGTTGAAAGAGACGCCATCGGAAACGAACAATGCCGGACCGAAGACAACAGTAAACCCGGTGTTATTAAGCGGCGACCCGATATCAATCGAGTTTTGTCCAGGCGCAAACCACAGTCCTGCCGGAATGACAGCGCCAAACGGAAATGACTGCGCCGCACCGATCGTCGGCGTTGCCGCGCCGCCTCCGCCTCCGCCGATCGAACCGCCCGGCGTTGTCGCGGTGCCGCCGGCCGTGACGGTGCCGGGAAACCAGGTCACGGGTTCGCCGGTCGTTGGATCAAACCATGTCTGCCAGTTCGGCCGCGCCCCGTTGTTGGGCGTCATCTGATCCTCGCACACGTTCGGATAAGGCGGCCCGGCCGGCTGCAAGGCCGGCGGCTGCGTTCGGCCGGCGGGTTCAACCACGTTCGGGTTTTGCGCCGGGGGCGGCGTCGTTGTGCTACTCATTTCTTACAAGCCTCCGTTTCTGTCGCCTCACCTTCACGCAACCATGCGACGATATAGCGTAGCTGCGCGACCGCCCAAAGCCCGATCAATGGAATGATCACCTCATCGGCGACGCTGAACAGCTTATCCAAAAATTCTAGAGTATTCATGCCGCCACCGACGCGATCGCCCGCCCCGTTCGCTGCACTGTCTTTGATCGCGACATCAGCTCAATCAACGCGATCGCCACCAGGACGATGCCAACAATAATCAAGAAGCCCCGTTCAACCCATTGCCCGATCGGCGCGACGAAACCGAGGGCCGCGCTTTCGATCCCCTGCATGATGTTCGTGCCGAGGCCCTTGAACCAGTTTGCCGCATCGGATGCGAGGCCGCCCGATATGCCCAATTCTTCCGGCCCGCCATAGATGCCGGGTTCAAACCCGATCCCGGGTGCGGAACCGGCCGAATAAGCGCCCGCGCCTTCGTTCGCTTGCGTTCCGCTGAATATCGGTGCGGTCGCGTAGCCACCATAGATCGCCCCGGTTGATGGATCATAGTTGAGGCCCGAGCCATAACCGCCGCTTGTCGCGGTGCCGGGCGTGACGGTGACGGTATAGGGTGCGCCCACGGTCGAACCGCCGGTTGTCGTGCCGGTTCCCGAGCTGCCATCAAGGCCGCCTTGCAAGGCCGGCGGAACGTTGGTGACGGGATAATTATAGCTGCCGCCCTCGACATTGCCGCCGCCGAGCAACGGGGCCGCCTGTTGCTGGTCTGTGGTGCCCGACATGTCAGAGGATACCCACGCCGGCCGGCGTGATCTGTTGCGGCACCAGGTTCGCCGCGTAGGTCAACGGTTGCCCGCCGGTTGTCAGACCATAAGAGGTGCCGGCAAAGTTGCCATAGACCGGCGATCCTCCCGTTAGCGCCAGCTCGTAAGGTATGGTCGTGTTGAACAGGGTATTATAGTTCGATGCGTTATACATTGCTTGCGCGGTTTGCGCCGAGTAGGCATTGGCGTTTTCCGACGCCGCCAGCGCATCATTGGCTTGCGTCGTGCCGAGGTTGCCGGCGGTCGTATAACCGAGCTGTTGCGTTGTGTTGTCGGCGGCGTTGGTAGCGATCACGGCCTGATCCTGCCCGCCCGCGATATTCACGGCCGCCTGGTCGTTGACCTCGGCCAAGTTCAATTCGGTCCCGGCGGTCGATTGCGCGGCCTCGGCGGCGTAGTAGGCGGTCGCGAGCTGTTGCTCCGTAATTGCCGCAGTCTGCGCCTGATTGTTTTGCGAGCTGCCAGAGCTAGAGGAAGGCCCCAGATAACCGAGAAAGTAGAGGATCGCGAGGCCGCCCACGAAAATGCCGGCCCCGGCCCAAACGGGATTTTTCTCGGCCCATTCTATGATCGGGTTTGCCATCGCTTACATCCAACGATGAGGTTGTTTATCGGGTTCATCTAGCTTTGCCTTGGCACGGTCCAATGCGTTCGGAATTGAAGTTCCAAACGTTGCGACTTTAACGGCAGCAGTCCCTCGATGACGATAGACAATATACGATTCACTCTTTCCGGTTGCTTCTTTAGTCACATAGCCATTTGCATTTTCATAAACCGTCATCCTCTAACCTGTCGTCAAGTAAGTCCCGCTGACGCGGGATTGCATAATCAGCGCATCCATCGTTTCGATCGGGATCGTCGGGTTGATTTTTATCGAGGTCGGCACGGTTTGAACGTCAAACCAGATCGCCCCGAACACATACTGTGCCCCCGGCCCGGCGATCGTCGGGATGCGATAAGGCGCATAAACTCCGCTCCCGATCGGGTTGTAAGCGAGCTGTCCGAAATGCGGCGCGAACGCATCGGCCCCGCGATCGTAAGGCCGCGATTGCAACCAGACGGGAACGGGTTGCGGCGTCGTGACAAGTTTAGGAAAGGGCTTCCTTTGCCACCACGCGAACGCAACGGGCTTGCCTCGCATCATCGCTTGCGGATCAACGCCGGCAGCGGGGCCGGTGCGGCGGTCAACCCAATCCATGACAACGGGCCGCCCGCCATATTCGGCCGCGCGATAGTTCGCCAAGCCTTGCGGCGCGGCCCCGGGAACGGCCGTAGGGCCGGGATAGAGCTGCGTCCAAGCGGCGACCGCAAAGCCAGTTTGCGCCGCCCTGACGGCCGCTGCCGTCGCCGCCTGGGGGGTTGCGCTTGCGGCTGCGGCTGCGGCGGTTCCCGAGATAAAGGCCGCCTGCAATTGCTGCGGCGTGAATTGCCCGTAAACCAACGGCGTTGTCTGATAACCGGGGATCGGTATACCGGCGATGGTAGGCATCACAGACCGCCGCCAAAGCTGGTTGATAGATCGGAACCGGGATAAGAAAGGTTGAGCGAAACCTGCGTTCCGGTCACGGGCGCTTGTGCCGTGCCGATCGCGTTGGAAAACGCCGATCCGGCCGATTGGATGACCTGCGGCGTTTGCGCATTTTTGGAAACTAAAGTTGCGACAACGCCGAGGCCCACAATGGCAACGGCGATCGTGACGATTGCCTCAACAAACGTATTCACAATCCCAATCCTCCTAAACCGCCGCCGATATTGCCGAGGCCGCCGAGCAAACCGCCCGAGCTGGTTGAGCTGCTGCCGAACAGGTTTGACGTGTTGCCGCCGAGCAAACCGCCCGAGCTGCCGCTGACGGGTGCGACGGCGGCCCCGATAACACTACTCAACGCCGATCCGGCCGAATTGATGACCGTTGGCGTTTGCGCATTTTGCGAAACCAGAACGGCGACGATCGCAAGCCCGATGATGCCTGATACAACAGAGATCGCCGCCGCGCCCCATTCTCTCATGTCAACTGACCTCCAATCGCGCCAGTCCCGGCAACCGCACTCGGCAGGAACGAACCGCCGAACCCGGTTGACGATCCCGTGCCGGCGGCGGTTCCGCCGGGCGGAAGTCCGGTCACCTGCGCGGTTGCTTGCTGGTATTGCTGTTCGACGGTTGGCGGAACCGGGGCCGCCGCTTGTTGCCCGCCGAGGTTCTGAAAGCTCGAAATGATATTCTTATAATTGTTGACAACCAGGACCGTGATGACAAGCGCCATCAACCAGCGCGATATTGATTGAAGCCCCGGGATGAAACCGATCGCGCCCACGCCAACGAAAGCGGCAGCCCATTTCATGTAAGGCGGAACATCGGTTTCAAGCGCGGTTGCGAGGTCGCCTTGCGTGCCTTCAAACGCCGCAACCATGATAACGCCGCCGAGTAGGATCAGGATAAACGGCATATTAGAATGATCCTGTTGCGCCGCCGGCCGGCGTTGACGTTCCGCCCCCTGCGGCCGGGTTCGGGATGCCGCCTTGGCCGATGATGCCGCCAATGATGCCGCCGAGGCCGCCTCCGGCGGCCGAGCTGCCCGAGCTAGCCGCTTGTTGTTGCGTTCGGCCCGTCAGGATCGCAACGTAAATGCCGAGGCGTTGCGCCGCCGCCAGATAAAGCACAAACCCGGCGAGCAAAGCCCCAACAACCAGCGTCGATTGATCCATGATCCTAGCTCATGGCAAACCGAGCATTTGCGCCGGTTGTGTCCACACTCTGCCGAGCACATAGCCGACGATCAAGAAGATCACCATCATAAACCAATGATGCGGTTCCATGTCTTTTCACTCCGTTAGAGTTTGCGCGGCGAGGCGTAGATGAAACAGGATCATGTTCCACGCCAACAAGCTGACTAAGATAACGCCGACGATAAGGAATACCGTCGTTGGGTTCATCGGATGCGTGAACGGTGCATTAAGCCAAGCGAATACGCTCTTGATCCCGTCGCCCACGGTTCCGCCGCCGTAGGTAGGGACCGTGACCGCACCGTAAGGGCCGGTCCCGGTTCCCATTGCAACGCCGCCCGTAGGAGCGAGGCCGGAAACTGATCCCGACATAATTTAAGCCCCCATCGGTAATGAACCGCCTTGGCTGACTTGCCCGATCACACCAAACGCTTCCCAACCAAACAACGTGTTTGCGGTCGATCCGTTGACAACGGAGGGGTTGATGACAAGCGCCATATTTCCATACGTATCCGTATTGATTGGGCGATGCCTGAAATCAAGATAATGCGTGCCGGCCGGCAGATCGCTTCCCAATATGTCACGTTCAACGAGGCATAACATTTGACCATCCCATCTCAGGATATTCGTAAAGTTTGCGCTTACAACGGAAACATAGTTCAGATCGGCCCCGTTGACGTTGAGGGTTCCGGCGTTGTCATAACAAAACGCGACGCTCTCATACATGCGTGCATTGACGAACGCATATCCGTTGTCTTGATTGACAACGGGAAGGCCGCCGGCCGTTTGCGTCAACAGATAGGCCGTGCCGAGGTCAAGCGCCGGCAGGATCGGGCTTGCGGTTTGTGGGTTGCGCGGCAACTGATCAAGGTAATTCTGGTTGCATTGCACACCGACCATGCTCAACGATGCGAGGTCAGTTCCGGCCGATTGATACATGGCGAGCGTTGGATCGGCGGTTGAACTTACAAACATCTGCGGGTTCAATGTGATCTGAACCTGCATCACGGCATTTGTTACGTCGGCGAAGATGGAACCGCGTAGGTCATGGTTGTTCTTTACAAAGGGTATTTCGAGACAAAGCCGGATCGGCACGGTTGTTCCGGCCGGGATCGTGCGCGGGGCGTAGATGATCCTGTTGTTTATGTCATCAATCGGCGATGAGGTTGAAGGCGATCCACCTGCTGTCCAGTCGGGATCATAGCCGGTGTAACCGGCCGGGTTGTCACTTGGATATGCCGCACCGAATACGCGGCGGCGTTTGACTGATGAAACAAGGTATAGATGCCATCCGGTTGTGTTGATCCTGGTGTTATTGCCGAGGTCAACGAACGTCACGTTGCTTACAAGGTTCGGCAAACCAAGCGGCGTCAAAGTTTGATCGCTGGTTGCGGCCGTGATCTGTGCGTTGAGCTGCACCACGAGGCGCTTCACAAGCCCCACGTTGCGGAGCTGGATGGTGATGACGGAACCCGGCCCAACCGCACTTGGCAAAATGGGGTTGAGCTGCTGCCACATGTCCACGCTTGGGGGGTAGTAAATATTCGCGACGTTGCCGCCTTGCAGCAACAGTTGCCGCGTCATCAAGTTTTGCTGTTGCGGCGAAACCGCCATCGTCTGCGATCCTGCCCCGCCCGCCGCACCGCGTTGCTGCGTCATCGTTGCCGACATATCAGAAGCTCCCCAATGATAGACCGCCAAGCGTGTTGAGCGGTTGTTGTAAGAGGTGAAGCGCGAAAACGGCGATAGCGAGCATGAGAATGACCACGATCCAATTGAGCGGGTTTCTAATCAGCTCAAAGTTTATGAGTTCCATTGCGAGCAAGCCCCTTGTGCGCCGCGAGTAATCCCCAGGGTGTATGATGAAATCATTAGTATTGCCCGCCGCCCGCCGTCGTGCCGGGCTTGATCAACCATTGCGAAATCACGGCGAGAACTGCCCAACCGGCCGCCGCCATTATTACGACTGAGATCCAATTAGGTAAGTTCCACGCCAACATATTTCTTTCCACGGTCATGCACTCCGTTTGATTTGCGGCCGCCCCTCGGTGCGCCAGAAATTGCCGAACGGTGCGACATGCGCCGGAAGCCGGCGGTTGAGCATGTCGGCAACATCGTCGGGCGGCGGAACCGGCGACATGCTCAACAAGCGGTTTTTCGCCACGTCATAGTAACGCCAATGATGTTCGGGCAGCGGCATCGAAAGATCGGCCGGGACGAACCCTTCAACAACGCGATAATCGCGGCGATCCTGCATCCGGTAGACGGCGAAGAAAGAGGCTTCCGAGAATACCGCCCGCTTCACCATGACGGGCCTTTGCGTGCAAATGATGCACGGCAACCGCTTTGACCGGCCTTGTTGCAGGATCGCTTGCCACGCCGGCCCGTCCGGCATCAACGCCGCTTCGTCAATGAACAAGCCGATGTTTTCTTTTTCCCAAACCCGCCACAACCAGCGTTCTAGCTGTTCTTCTTCATCGGGGCGGGGCGTTAGCAGATATACCGTGTTCTTACGTTTGGGTAGGCTTGCTAACGTCAACGGGACAAGCGGGGGCGAGCCAACGTCATCGAACAATGCTTCACGTTTGAAATCTATGATGCACCAGGGGCGAACATCGAAACGCATGTGTGACAGCAACCATGTCCCGCATGTGGTTTTGCCCGATCCGGTCGCGCCAATGCATACCGTGCGATCGTCGCCACCCGGGAACCGGAAACCCGATGCGTGGGGATGCGCCGCCATTAGTTCGGAAACTCGGTGTTGGGCGTAATCGGGATAAAATGCAGACCCTCGCCCCCTGTCCCGTTCGCCGGCCCGGGATTGGGACCCCAACCCGGCCCGCCGGGTTGGGAACCCGTCATCGGCGGCCCCTGGTTGTGCCCCATGCCCGGCCTCATGGCGGCCCGGCGAGCTGCGAGCCAAGCCCGGTAAGCTATGAGGCGGGTTCCATCAAACCGCGCGATCCCGATGCCGAGTGCGGTGAAATCAACAAATTTCTGCGTCATGTTGAGCTGGAAATGCCGCAACGCATTTGACCATAACGTGCCGTATTCCAATGCCTGGTCGTCCGGCATCAACCAGCCTTCAAACTGGGTTCGCGTCGCGACGGCTAAGTGCATCCCCTGGATCACGCCGGCCAAGGCGCTTAAATCCAGCGATGCGCCCGACGCGGTTCCTTTCTTTCGGGTTCGCTTGGCTCCGCTTCCCGTCTCTCCGCTTCCGTTTCCGGTTCCCGGTGTTCCGCCTGGTGCTCCGCTTCCGCCCGGTGTTCCGCTTCCCGGCGGTCGGCCTCGGCCTCGCCTTGGGGCGGGTTCGGCGGGCGATGCTCCGTCCTGTTCGATGCTTCGCGGATCAACGAAAGCTCCGCTTTCAGCTCCGCCATTTCTTGCTTCAATTCCGTCAGCCATCGTCTGACCTCATCTTCCCGGTCATCGTCCTCGGCCTCGTGCTCGGCCAGCTCGGCGGCGGTTTCCGCCGCTTCTGTCGCGGCCTCGGCCGCGATCTCGGCAACCTCAACATCGCGGGCCGCCTCCGTTTCAGCGATATGCTCGGCCGCCTCGGCCGCCCGTTCGGCCGCAGTCGCGGCGTGTTCAGCAACCGCAGCATCATGCTCGTTTGTCGGTTCATGGTGATGCGTTTCACTCACGGTGTTCCGCCCAATCGTCTGCGCGGATGCCAAACTCCGTCAGCCGGCGATCCATCTGCATCAACAGAATTTCAATCCGTTCGGTGCGCTGGTTGATCGCGACGATCGCGGCGGCGAATTGCCTGATCTGTTCGTGAAACTGCGGATCGTTCAGGGCCGCCAGGACCGGGCCGAGGCCCAACGCTTGCGCCATCATGCCCGCCATGCCGCCGTTGCCTTGCTGTTCGCTCATGCGCCGCGATCCTATGGAACCGAGAAATAGACGTTTGCCGTCACGTCGCCGGAAAGCGACGATGGACTGACGTTGAGCGCGAGACCGTTGGTAAAACGCAGCCTAAGGCCGGACAGATCAATGGTTGTCGTAGTCTGTCCCGCGCTGAAGGCGAGAACCCCATACCAAAGCGTCGCGCCGGCCCCGTCGGTGATGCTGACCCCCACGACTTGCGGCGTTGCCGGCGGCGTCGCGACGGTTGCGATGATGTTGAACCCTTCAAGCGTGCCGTTCGTGCCGGCGGCGACGAGCTGCACCGTGCCGCCGGCCGCCAGGAACGGTTCGGCGGCGATCCCGGCAAACGATTGCTCGGGCGTCGGCGGCGTGATCGAAACCGGCGGCGGTATCGAATTGCAGATCTGGAAAATCGTTATATCGCCGGCCTCGGTGAACATGCCTTGTGCGTAGAACATCGTCGCGTTCGTCAGGACCGGATAGAGACCCTGCGTGTAAGCCGGGACGATCAATTGAAAGGCACTGTCGGGAAACAGGAAGCCTACGTCCGAACCGCAACGCGAATTGTCAACGTAAAGCGCCGCGATCTGTGACAGCGCGACTGGCGAATTGCCGGATACCGAGAATTGCACGGCCGAGGTCGCGCCGGTCGTGACCTGCCATTGAATTTCGGCCGTGATGAAGAAATCGCCTTCCGGCGGCGGAACGTGCCACAGCCCCCGCAACGGGAACATGGGTTCCTGATATTGCACAAACGGCGGAATTGTGAGGGGCATGGCTTGCGAAACCCCTCACAATCGATTCAAACAGTTCATAGCGTCGGTTCCGTTGCAGCGGTTCCGGCGTGAACGGTGCGGGGGCGGTTTTTGGGACACTGGGGCCGCCCCCGTTTCTCCGTCCCATAGAGCGGTTGTTTGTCACACAGCGGGTGCAACCTACGCCCCGCCCGCCCCCGGGGCGAAGCGTTAACCGAGGCGGTTCCCGGTCACGATCGCTTGATATAATCTTGCGGTTTCACTAGCTGAAATTTGCTATTCTTTCACGGGAATATTCACGAAATCCGGTTGCCCGCCAAACGCTTCACGCAGCAAGTCGTAATCCTCGATCCACGGTGCGTCCGGCGAATGAGGCCGAGAAACCAGATCAGGACCGCCGGCATCGGGCATGGTGCGGATCGCCCTTCCCCCCGAGGGGTAATCAACCGTGAAATCTGCGGCAATGGATCGTTTGCCCTTCCAAAAGAATGAGAACCGCCGGAGCGATCCTTCCTCACGGCCTTGCACCAGGTCGATGACGCGGGCCGCGTCAATCCAGCAACCGGCAAGCCGGGGCTTGCCCCGGGCCGCCGCCAGCTTCAACGGAATGAACATGTCGAACCCGACCGGCACGGCCGGCGGAAGGCCGCCGTTCTCCAACGCCGCAACCATGTCGATCGCCGCACGGAAAGCGACATGCGTTGCGAACCATTTGCGCCATGCCGCCTCGAAGCGTTTCTGGGTTTCCGGCTTGAACACGTCCGACGGCAAGCCCCGCGTTTTCGGCCGCTTGCCGCCCCAATAGAGGCCCGGTTGCACAATGAAAACGTCGCCGTGTTCAATCTCTTCCCATTGTCCGAGGCCGGGGCCGATCGGAAGGCGCAGGGGCCTTGTGCTTAGGACGGCATCGGTTGCCAGCATGACGATCGCCCCGGGATCGCCCATCCGGTAAGACAACGCGATCGCGTCGTTGAGCTGCGCCCGGCAGCTCGCCGTGATGATCCCGGCGTGAATGAAATTGCCGAACGTCGGTTCGCCGACACGTTGTGCCTGTTTGCCGTAAAGAGCGTTGATGCCAAGCTTCAACGGCTTGCCCCGTCCGGCTTCGATCGCGTCAAGCTGTTTGCGTTCGGCATACTTGGCCGCGACCCAATCGAAGCCCGGGCAATTGCACCGGCCAGGTCGGAACAACCAGCCTTCCCGATAGGTGATCGCGGCCCCGAGGCGTTCGGCCGAGGCAAGCTCAATTGACCAGTAGGTGCCTTGCCCCTCGCGAGGCCAAAAGAGCTTGCCGTTGTCCTGCCGGACAGGAAGGCCGCAGAGCGGCTTGCCGGCCGGGTGCGTGAAAGAGACCCACGCCAGGAACAAAGCCCCCTGGCGGGCATCCTCGGCCAATTGCCGGGGGTTCCTGGCGATCCATCGGCCGTGTTCCAAACATGGCAACGACCGCATTGCGGCCGGATAGGCCGAGTTTATGTCATACTCGAAAACCGGCCCGGCAATCGGGCCGCCATGCAGCACGGTCTCGAACCGGCCGCCATAGTACGCATGTGCCGCAACCGCCATGACCTCGGCCGGGATGATCTGTGCCAGGCGATCGCGCCGGATCGTCGCGTGTTGCGTGTGCATGAGCTGCGCCAGTTTCCCGGCCCCGTTCCAATCGCGGTTGCGGAGCGGAAGGCCGCAAGCGATGCACATGTCGCGGAATCGCGTCATTAGCTCGGCCAACAGCTCGCACTCGATTGCGTTGTAATGCCGGACCTCGGCCGTCATCCGATCGAACACGGCCCGGCGTTGCTTCATCGCCTCGATCATCTTGTGATGCTGCAAACCGACGCCCCATTCCTCGATCGCGGCGCGGAAAGAGGTTTGAAAGAAACCCGAGGTATCGAGGATCGTCCGCGCGGTGCCGCGAATAGCCTTGCCGCGCCTCATGCGGCAAACTCTTAGAAACTTTCCCGGCAGATATTCGATGCCGTAGCCTTTCCAAAACGTGTAAGGCGAGACGCCGGCCTTGCGTTCGCGCGGGGCGAACAAGCGCCGGATGCGTTGCGTTGCTTTCTCGGGATCGCCGTCGCACAAGTCGCGCAGGATCATCGTTGCGTCGTAATTGAACACGAACCCCACGAGTATCGCCTTGCGAGGCGGGGGCGCGGCGAGAATGTGGTTGAGGCATTGTCCGGTTGTCAGGGGTTTGCCGGTGTATAGCTCGCGATCGCCAATCCGCAGCAACATGTAATGCTGCCGGCCCCATCGGTCCCGGTATTTGGAACCCTCGCCGTCAACGCCGATGAAGGGGCGCAGGGGCTTTGCACGTTTGGCATGGGGTTTCGGTGCCGCCAGCTCCGGCGGCCGCTGTGCGGCCCTCACGGCCGCCGCATAGGCCCGCTCAACCCGCATCCGTTGGGCGTTTTCTTCTGCCGTCCTAGCCATTGTCGGCAAGCGTCTTCGGCGCAGCCGACAATCCCCCGGAGGGGATATAAGTTTCAGCCATAGTAAAGCTCGCTTTCGTCCATGTCGTAATCGGCCGCCAGCTCGGCCATGAGATCCGATCCCGATTGACCGGCCCGGCGGCGGCCGGCGAGCTGCCCGATGCCCGCTTCAAGCTTGCGGAAATTGCGTTCGCCCATTGCCCGGTATGCGGCAAACAATTCATCGGGCGATCGTGCGCCGGCATCGCGGCCCTTGCGGAATTGCTCCTCGGCCAGCGATCGCATGTCGCGATCGCGGATCGCCTCGCGTGCCTTGCGGGATACGTGTTCCTTAACGCCGGCCTTGGGGCCATGACCTCGGGCTTGGGCCCGCGTCTTGCCAGCCGCCTCGGCCCGCTCAATGCGGCGGCGGTATGCCGGCGACCATTGCGACCGTGGTTTGCTTGCCTTGCGAAAACGGCCCGGGGCCGAGGCCGCCGGGCCGTTCTCTCCCGATTAGCTATTCGTCGGCGTCGGGATCGTCAGTCGGGATCGGTGCACCGGGCGGGGCGAACGCGAACCCGGCCGGGGCTTCCGATGACGGCGGCGAGGCCCGCTCCGCGTGGGCAGCGAGGCCGGCAAGGTTCCACGCCGCTAACGCTTGATCCGGCGTAACCTTGGACGGCCCCATCGCCCCGCACGGCCCGGCGAGGTTGCCCGCGCTGGCATCAATGATGCCGTCACAGGCAACGAACCAATAACCGTGCGACGTGTTGCAGATATGAACCTCAAGACCGCCGCAGAAAGGACATTGTGAGGCTAACATCAGCCCGCCCCCTCAATGCTGCACCGTTTCAACCTCGCCCGTCTCGGGATCGTAGGTTTCCTCCGGTGCGGCGAGCTGCTGCGGTTCGGCCTCGGGACGTTCGAGAATGCCGCTTTCGTAGGCCAGGGCGAGCAAAGGATCGCGGGCATCCTGCGGCCGGCGGTCATAGGTCACATACGAGTAGCCGACCGGCGATGCCGGGCGGCCTTCCTCGTCCGGTTCGCACCAGACCTCAACCGAAAGCGGGATCATGCGCCCCTGTTGCAGATCGCAAGCGGCTTTCATCGCCCGCTGTATCCCCGATGGCAAATAACACTCGCGCCCGGTCAACACGGTCCCATCCACACGAACACAACGAAAATCGCCGGCAAAGCGAATTGAGGTTCGGGTTGCGTCGCGGGCATTGGGATGCGTCACGTAGCCGGCGACCATGCCGACGATCGCGCCGCAATACTCGGGTTGCCCCGATCGCTGCACCCGCTTGCCGATGCCCGGGTTGAGTACGCCCGGCCCGAGGTTGCCGGTGATCTTGGAACCCGTAGGGACAGCCGGAACCGGCTTGGCGGCGGTCTTGCGAGCTGCGGGGGCGCTTGCGGCGGGCTTGGCGTTTGGTTGACGTGGCATGGTATAATGCTCCGTTGGTTGATGTTGGCGGGGGTTCCTTCCCCGCCCCTGCCCGAAACTCCGGTACAGGCGAGGCGGCCCGCTAAAGGGGCCGTTTCGTCTGCGTCGGCATTTTCAGCGGAAGCTCGGGTTGGACGGCGGCCCGCAACGTCCAGCGATAGGCCGCAGCTCGGGCATCGCGGGCACACAACGGGCATAGCTGGCGGGGGGCAAGCATGACCTCGGGATGAACCCGGCAGTGGTCAACATTGCCGAAACGGGCCGAGGCCCCTACGTTGGGTTCGGTCACGGCATGGTCCGATCATGTCGTGCCATCGGCCGCCGCCTTGCGGATCGATATAAGCGGGGGAGAGGTGTCCCGACCCTCCCCCGCATCGGTCCGAAAACGCCAACCGAGGCGGGTTGATTCCGACAAGCTGCAACAGGAATGGAGTCGGGGGCAAGCCCCTGCCCGATACGTTGCTTGTTGTGTATTAGGACCGGGGCGGGCGTAATTATAGTTTCGTTCGGCGTTATAGTTTCAAACTTAGCCCCGCCGAGGATCGGCACTTTACAAAATTAGCATGGGGCCGGATCGGACCTTTCGATCTGTTAGGCGTGATACGTCCGCGGTTGC